GCTTGAAAGCCTCCTCACTTTTCACGAGGATAAGTCTCGGGCGGCTCGTTAATTTACTCAGCTCCTCCCCTAGTTCAAACGCAATAGTCGCAAGTTCCGCAGCTATAATCTTTAGACGCAAAATCGTGTCCACGGATACCCGGTAATCAACAATAAAACAATTTTTGTATTGAAGTGAAACGCTTATACCCAAAAAGGAACCTGGGAACTAAACAAATCCTTGTTTCAAAAGGACTTTCATTAACTGGTGTGTAAAATTTACAGAACTCCAGTTACCAGAGGTAACTACACTTATAACAGCCATTGAAATGGCTATGAGGGCCAGGGGTTGACGTGCTCCCCTCCCTAAAGAGAGGGGATTCCCCTGCCGGAGTCTAACGCCCTAGACCGAGAAGTATGTTTTGCGCAGCATTTATGTCGCGGTCATGGACCACGCCACAGCTTTTGCATAACCATTCTCTTACCCCCAGATCACTTAGTCCACTCGGTCCACTTCTTTCGAGGCAAATCGAGCAAGTAACGCTGGAGTATTTTTCTGGAACGACACTAAAAGTAACGCCAAGCCGTTTGGCTTTATATTCAAGCATCACTTTGAACATTCCCCAACCTGCGTCCAAGACAGATTTCGCCATCTTAGTTTTTACAAGTTTGGTGCTGCTCACATCGCCCACTAAAATGTTTCCAAATTTATTTACAAGTTTCGTTGATTCTTTGTGTTGGAAGTCTTTTCTAACATTCTTGATTTTATTGTGAATACTAGCGACCTGCCTAGTTTTTCTAGCTCTTTGTGCCTTTGCCAACTTATCAGCGTACTTTTGAAGTGTTTTAGGGTTTTCAATCTTAGAGCCGTCTGACAAAGTGGCTAAAGTTTTGAGACCAAGATCAACCCCTACTGAACTATTCGATTTAGATTGTTCAGCTTGGGGGACCTCACATTGAAAGTTAACAAACCATTGTCCCTTAGAGTTCTGATTGAAGCTTCCAGTTTTTATCACACCTTGAATTTCTCTAGACTTCCAAAATCTATATTTGGTTTTCTGAAAAGTTACTTCGTCACCCTGAACCTTGATGGCCCTTCCCTTAAATGGAACCCAGCCAAGCTTCCTCTTAGCACTCCTCCAGCTAAGACCTGACCTTTTCGCCTTTTTTCTGCGAGAGGTAAACTCAGCGGAGATAGAAGAAACTGAGTCGCTATGGAGTCCGAGTTCTCGGCTAGCTCCAATCAAAAGGTAGTTTAAATCAAACTCCGATAACCATTTTCGGTCTCGTTTCCAAGCAAAACGAGACGTGGCATTGAGGTAATTCCAAACAAAATTAGTGGTCCCTGCTAACCTTTTTAGCTTGGTTTTTCTGCTTGAATCTTTAATTCTGAATTGGTAGGTTATTATCACAGACCAATTATACTTGGTCTTAGATAGGATTTCAAGTGTCTGAATTAAGAAAAGGGAGGCATGTTGTATTTAACCTTCATGCGCACCTTGTATTTGTCCCCAAGTACCGTAAAAACGTATTTGACCTAGGCGCAATAGAAGAATTACAAAAAATATTTCGAATAGTCTGTGCGGATTTTGAGACAGACTTGAAAGAATTTAATGGCGAAAGGGATCACGTTCACTTGTTGGTGACTTATCCCCCAAAGATATCTCTTGCTGCCCTAGTAAATTCCCTTAAGGGCGTCTCTAGCCGTCGATTAAGGCAGAGCCGACCTGACATAGCAGACAAGTATTGGAAGGGGGGGCTATGGTCTCCTTCTTATTTCGCGGGGTCTGTTGGCGGCGCGCCCCTTGAGGTTCTAAAGGCCTATATTCAGAACCAGAAAACCCCGGACCGCGCTTCCTCCCCTGCCTTAAGGCAAGGGTCTCCGCGCCGGGGGAAGCGATGACTTGAGTCCGCGCGCCTCGCGCTCCGCCAAGTCTCCCCCGGCACCCCCTACAAGCGGCCTGCGTCTTTTGGCCCTTTTGGGCTAGGTCAGGGGAGAGGACTCCCGCGCTTCGCTTGGGGACATCGCACAAGGCGATGTCTACCCTTACTTAATTTGTACTTGTATTGGGGGTTTAATATCTAAAAGAAGTAAGAAAGAAGTTCTGTAATAAAGGGGGGAAGAACAAAAAGGTGTCAACTACAAAAACGGCGATTGAAATTTAAACACATTAATAATGACGAGGGCCCCGTCCATGGAGCCTTTAAAAATTCAATCTCTTCCCCGCCACCTTTATTAAACCATGGAAGACAATAGGATCATAAACATGTCCTTGAAAAGCCATTAGAGCCCACGATTGGGATGCCGATGAAGAAATTCATGAGAGGACGCATGTTTGACAGGAGAGAGATTCTCAATGGTGAAGAGGTATTGTGGTTTGACGGAGCTGAGCCCTATTACGCCGTCTTTAAAAACTATAAGTTAAAATCATTCTATATTGATAAAGAGACGATTGCTCGCCGGGCTGAAGAGGCCAGAAGATACGATGAGGAATTAAAGCAGGGGCAGGAGGATTTCGAGCGAGCCCAAAATGAATCTCAGGTAAGAGAACAAGAGTACAACGAAAGACGAAGACAAAACCTATTAAAGATACTTGGCAACTCGTTTAAGCCTATGCCAGCGCCCTATCAGATTCCAGTCAACCGGCCCGTCAATACAAACTGCCAGCGGAATGGGAATCAAGTTAACTGCCAGAGTTACTAGTGCAATCCTGTGCATGTTGTATGTATAGCCCCCCCCCTTAAATGCCAGTCTCAACTCAATACGCTTAGCATCTAAATAGGCGCAGCTATTAGGGTACTCTTTGTGCTTTACAAATACCACTTAAAGGTGGTATTCTAGACTTGTTAGGAGATAGTGCGATGCCGATGAGTGGTAACGAAATGCTGAAACTTTACATAAAGAACGGTTGGACTGTTCTTAGGCAAAAGGGTTCACACGTTATCTTGGGGAGAGGCACTGAGAGACAAACGATACCAATGCATAAGGAACTAAAAAAAGGATTGGAACACGCGCTTTTAAAAACACTCGCAGTGAAGGAGTGACAAGTGGTTTATCATTTTAGAATACATAAAGAGACCAAAGGATTTTGGGCAGAGTGCTTAGAGTTAGATGGGTGCATTACTCAAGGTGACACGCTCGGTGAGCTTGCGCAAAACGCTGAGGAGGCACTAAACCTCTATTTGTCTGAGCCGGAAGAGTCTAAAAAAGTCTTCCCTCTGCCAGAAGAGCATCCGGGTAAAAAACCAATTTTGGCAGTACAGGTTAGGCCATCAGTAGCGCTTGCAGTAATGCTCAGATTTTTGCGCTCTGAAAAAGGACTTACCCAGGCAAAGGTAGCCACGCAGCTTGGATTTAATAGCACCTATGCTTATCAAAAGCTTGAGTCACCCAAGACATGCAATCCAGAATTGTCTACTCTATCAAAACTGAAAAAGGTTTTTCCTGAGTTGATGATAGATCTTATTGTTGTATCAGAAGAATAATGACGAGGGCCCCATCCATGGAGCCTCTAAAAATTCAATCTCTTCCCCGCCAGCTCTATTAAACCATGTACAGACAATTTAAAGTCGTTAAACTTAGTCCTTAAGCTCTTTTAAACCACAACTGTAGAGACGCGATAGGGCGGATAAAAAGCCCCCACAAAGTCTTGTCTGGATTTTATTGGTCGAAGCCTGACGTAGGCGTTCTGATTGACCGCAGACTCAAGGGTCGTAGTTGATGAGTTCCCTCCGCCAGCCTCAACCATTAGATCCGAATTCACGGCAATGCCTATGTGGGAAATGTTTCCAGCTTTACCGAAAAACACGAGTGAGCCGGGCCGAATTTCTTCTCTAAAACTTGATGTTTTGCACCAGATATAAAGGCCCGAGGCTGTCATGTCTGGATGTTTGAAGCCAAAGGCTGCAAGAATTTCTAGCGCCAGGCCAGAGCAATCAAAACCATTTATGCTGTCGTCTCCGCCCCAGCGATAAGGAAGGCCAACAAAAGAGAATGCATATCGGACAATTAGGTTTCCCATTTTAATTCCGCCTCTCACTTTCCAAGATAAAGCCCCGCCGCAACGCCAGTTAGTAAGCCTAAAAATACCGCTGAAATCATAGGTACTAATTTAGGACGGCACTCGTTTCTAAACTCGCAATCGGTTAAAAGTCTAGCTGTCGCAGCACAGACTTTTTTCTCGACTTCGCAAGTTTGAATATACTCACCGAGGTTTGTTGTCTCTTGGTGGGATAGATTTAAGTCCGGCACCGATGGCTCGCACAAGCTCTTCGTGGGTGTAATCATTAACAACAAGCTCAGCATCACGGCGGATAGCCTGAAGCATACACTCGTTAAGTTTCTTTTGTAGTTCATCTTTTGGTCCCTCAAGGGCTATCATCACGTTTCTCACTAGGTACGTAACCGCCGCACCAAGTGTGAGGCCCAGATAAAATTCGGGACTCATTTAATTACGATTTTATCTTTTGAAACTAAACGAAGGACTGCGAACAAAGCGCCAATTCCCATCGCATAAGCCTCTGGGTTTAAAATCATGAAATGCTGTACACTTGGAAAAAAAGCAGCGACCGCGCTAATTAGTGCAAGCCATAATGACTTTGATGCCCAAGGTTTTTTCGACTCCATTTATTTCTCCTTACAGTTTTTTAATTCTCTTATTTGTGAATGAGCGGCGTTTATGTCTTGCTCCGCTCTGCTTATTTTTTCTTTGAATTCGCCAATCCATAAAGCGACCTTAACTAACATCACAATCCCACTAATTAAAGAGCCCGCACTCATAAATATGAGCACACCTAAGACTGTATAAAATGAAGTGGGGAGTTCGGCCTCCACTATTTCGGCCCCATGCAGAGCACATTAAAGTCGTAGGTCGTGCAGTCCGCACCCGCATCTAGATCGCAATCAACTGTTAAACTCGTGGCGCTCGGCGACCCGCCAGCGGACAAAAACACGTTCGGATTTGCGAGGCCCGTAGATGACAAATTGCAAGTGGGGGCTCCAGAAAAAGTTCCTGCTGCAATTGTAACTACGCAAGCTCCCGTCGCGATATTTCCGATTGACGATATCCAAGAGCCCCGTTGACTTAAGATTACTGATGAGGCGCTACAGTTTAGGTTTGCGGCCTCAATTCCAGTTACACCCTTCGATGTATTGGTCACAGAATTAACCAAAAGCGGTGCGGGAATGTTTTGAGTGAGCTTTTTAATGCTCCAAACAAGAGCCCGAATGTCACTAGTCCCTGCCGTGGCCGCCCCGTCATTTAGACTTGCAGTCCCGCTACTCGCTGCAAGTCTTAGACTAATTGTACTCGCAGATCCAGATGATGAAATCGCGATAGGTACGCACATTGTATTGGAGTGCGTAACTCCGGTTCCTACGTTATAGCCGGAAGCATTCTTGAGAACTGAATCTACGTATAGGCCCCAAGTAAGACCAACCGGCGTAGTGTTGGCGCTCATACGATTCCCAGTTACACAGATCTCATAGCCCCCGGCAGTTGGTGGAGTGAACGTAATGCCGGGAGCTAGAGAAAGTGCGCCATTAAAGGTTGACGCTACAGTGCCTGCGTTGACGTTAACATCATCGGAAAACGTACATGTTGCATCCCCACTCGGAACTGCGAGAGTGGCTGTGCCAGAAGTCCATGTGCAATCGTTGCCATGCTTACCTGCCCAGAGGAATGTCACAGCGTCAGGGCGGTATGCCGATTGCGTCGCATCTATACCGGCTTTCTGACAGCTTAAAGCAAATGCCCGATCTGCCAGAGCTCCGTTAGAACTTGTTTGCAGCAGGACCGATGACGAGCTTAACGTATCAATCGAGCAAGTGTTATCAGCGACGGAGGCTCCGGGAAATTGTGTGCATGTGCAGTTTGGTGCAACAGTAAAGTGCCCAGTTACGAATGTACACGTTGCTTTTCCAGTTGTGGCATTTGTGCAGTTTCCGCTTATCCAATCAGTATTTTCCGCACTCACTGCGTCGGCGCTTGAAACCTGAGCACTAAAAATATTTAGCGGGATAATTGAAGTTAAATTAATTTCCGCAGCATCACCTAAAAAGCAATCATCAATTGCAATCAACGGCTCATCTGCTGCGACACTCGTAAACCTTAAAACCACTGTTCCACTAGAGGGAAATATAAAGTTCCTAAACTCATACGCTGGCAAAGTGGACGACGTAACCGCTCCCGACACTAAGGTCACTGACCCGTCGGTCACCAAAAGCGAGTGAGTCGCAGTGCCAGACGGTGTTTGGATTTTACAAGCCACGACTCCGTTTTTGCCGTAAAGACCTTTTGGAATTGTGATCGCGGCATAGCTTAGAGTTTGAGATGCTGAGCCTGAGTCCCAAGTAGCCGAAACGGCCCCGGTGAGCAGATTAGTCCCACTAATAACAGTGGTAAAAGTACCGCCACTAGCCGTCCATCCCGCTTTCCCATTCTCAAAGCCGCCGTTTTTAATAATGTTCTTAGTAAAGATTTCTGCCTTGTCGACGTTGTTAAGTGTCGCGAAGGCTGGAAAAGATAAGAGGAGTAAAATTAAATATTTCACGAGAATGATACCTCACTCGCGTCTGGGATTAGTTTGATATTGTCCGCAACAGTTGAACTAGATTCTTTGACTCGGACTTTAATTAAATCGCCTGCAACTATGTCAACAGCATTGATTTGGCCGATGCTGCTTGAAATATCCAGTGCGATTTTCTGAGGCTCTAAATCATTATTTACAGTTAGCGTGATGGCCGCATTTGTGGTCGTTCGCTGATTTGTAGTGGACTGGATCTCATCAACTTCGGACCTGATAAGTGTGGCCACGGCATTGATCAGCGCATTCCCTGAAGTAGAGGCGCACGTCCAAAGAATTCTTAAATTGATTGCGGAACCGGAAGAGTAAGATGCCGGAACCCTAATTGCTAAATAAAGCTCTTGAGCAAGGCCCGGCTGATATTCGTAAACTTCCAACTCATTTTCAAATGTTAGCACTGGAGAATTTGCGCCTTCTAAAAATCGAAGCCCACCACCGCCGCCCACAGCAGAGGCTGACGTTAACAGCTTAGATTCAACGCCCAAATCATTAAGCACATAAATTGAGTCGTCCGATTTCTGATACATTTTAACTGTGTTCGATGCAGGCGTTGCAGGTGTCGCAATCTGCCGCATAAACTGAAATGATTTATCGGTGTTGATCCGGACAGACTCGTCTGTGGCAGCTCCGCCGTTGTGATAAAAGCGAATGTCTTGCCCGCCTGACCCGAGTAGCAGAATGCTAATGCCTGTGGTGTTGCCCTCAGAGCGCAAAACGGCGCGTGAGATAAACGCGGTGACAGTTGACGCCGCAGTGTAAGTGTTTAGAGCCACAACGCTGTCGCCATTATCGCTCGTCGCGCGATAACCGCCATAGGCATTTGCTGAAGTGCTCGTGTTTACCGTTGCAACGTAAGTACCAGCCGAGGTATTTGAACGCTCTAACGTTAGCGGTATTTGGTCACTCGCTGATGCTGTGCCGCCCATGCCGATGTTAGCAAAAGAGCCCGTCGACTTTTTGACCTCAACGCCTAAGAACCCGCCAGCACTAAGCCCCATTGAGTCTGCGCCAATGCGATAAATTCCGGTATCAGTGTCAGCCGTGAAATTTAGGCTCGGGGTGCCCACCAGGCCGTTAACAAGTCCAACCGTTTTATTTGTGAGTGTCTGCGTATCAGTCGTGCCGACTATATCACCAGCCGTTCCGTGCGCAACCGTCGCCGAAGTGTGCGTGGTCAAGTCACTCGTTGAGGCCTTAGCATTAATCTGAGTTTGAGCGTTTGAAGTTAAAGTATTGATGTACTGAAACTCCGCACTAGTGACGGACCCGTCTGCAATTTTTGTTGCGTCTATAGCTGCGAGCGCTTTTATGTCTGCGTTTTCAATATTGGTTATCGTATTTGAATCAGCATCAATTGATTTATTCGTAACCACTTGGGAATCTGTTCGACCGAGAACTTCGCCCACACCGTGAGTAGACGTGTCGATCATATGATCATTTAAAGCTGTCGATGTGGCCCGAGTATCAAGGTCAGTTTGAAGCTCATTAAGTGCGGCTTGAACACTTATTGCCGCAAGATTTCCCGAGGGAGTGTTTACGATGGCCGTCCCTGGTAGGCTTATTGTGTTCTCAACAGAATAAACGCCAGAGTCTTTTAAATAAATTTGGCCCGTGTCTGATCTTAAATATCTATCGCCGTCCGAGCCTAATGCATCCGATGGCACACCTGAACCGGCTCGAAAAGATGAGCCAGCCGCCCCAGTCGCCGAGAGAGTGATACTATCAACAGAGTAAATCTCACTATCGGCACTATCGGTTAAGACGATTTTATAAGAGCCCGTGGACCAAAAAATATTGGCCTCGCCTCTTGAATTTAAAATGACAGGATTGGCATTTGCGACCACAGCCGCAGCAGTTGTGTACGTGGCTTTTCTTGTCGACGTTCCGGCCTCGTAAGCGTTTACTTTTCCGCCTGAAAGCGGATCGCCGTTGATGTCAAAAAACTGCATTTTTGGTGATGGTAATAAATGTGCCATTAGATTGTGCCCGCCCAAGCCTCTGAAGTGAATGCCCAGATATGAATTTCGCCCCGAGCTCCCGCGCCGCCGTCACCACCCATTGTTGGGTTATTTCCTGAGCCGCCGCCGCCGCCGCCGCCCGCGCCTATTCCGGTAGCGGTCACTCCGGTCATCGCCCCGATAAGTATAACTCCATTATCGCCGCCTGTGGCGCCCGCGCCGCCAGCGCCGTAAGAGGCCCCGCCTCCTCCTCCGCCGCCCGCATCAGACGGCGAGGCGCCGCCAACGGATGCAGTAGTTATCCAGTCAGAAAGTCCACCGGCACCGCCATCACCACCGGCACCGTCAAGTGTGGCAGCCCCACCACCGCCGCCGCTTGACCATGTGGCAGAACCCCCAGCATCAGAGGGCCCGTTGCCGCCTGCGGGAGTTCCAACAACTGATGCATAGTGACCCGCGCCGCCGCCGCCACCACCGTTTTGACTAGTGCCGCCAGATGTGCCGCCAGCGCCGCCCGTTACGAAAAGCGTCGAGCCCCCAGCGCCGCCGGCGTTGTCAACGCCGCCGCCTCGACCGCCGCCAGCGCCGCCGCGCCACGTGTGGAGAACGCCCCCTACATTTGCTATTGTCGTGTTGCCGCCCGCACTGCCCGCTACAGCGTTATTACTTCCAGATGTGCCGCCCGCGCCGGCTGTGCCGCCCGCGCCAATAGCTAAGGTTATGGTTTCAGCCGGCGTAACCGATAGCGATATAAAACCATACTGCGAACCGCCACCGCCACCAGCTCCGGCTCCTCCCCCGCCGCCGCCCGCAGTGTCTCGACCGCCGCCTCCTCCGCCGCCCCCGCCAGCGCCCGCGCCAAACACGCGAATTTTACTGTTCATGAGTGTTGGGAGAGTGACGCTCTGGGAGCTGGTCACAATTTTTCTTTGCCAAGTGAGGATGCCGGAAATTTTGCTTTGAGCTACAGCACCAGCAGATAAGTGTGCAGTATCAATGGACCCATCAACGTAATGTTCTGAATCTATCGCGTCGTCTTTTATTTTAGTTCCATCGACAGCGTCGGGGGCCAACTTTTGAGTTGTGACCGCCGAGTCGTTAAGTTTAGCAGTCGTCACGGCGCTGTTTAAAATCTTAACCGTAGTGACCGCATTATCAGCTAAAAGGGCGGTTAATATTGAGCCCGTCGCAATGTGCGTGACGTTATCTCTTGTAACTAGAGTGGTGTCGGCAGCGTTTTTTAAAACAATTTTATAGGCTTGGTTCGTAAGCCAAATATTCGCTTGCCCGTTAGCATCCAAAATCACAGGATTGGCGTTTGGTGTAATCTCACCTTGATCTTGATACGTTGCCAAGGGCGTAGTAGTTCCGGCTTCGTAAAAGTAAACCTTACCGCCAGCTAGGGCGTCGCCGTTTGAATCTACAAATGTTTGAACGAGGTTCGGCATTAAGTGTGCAATGGTGTCCTCCCGCTTTTAGACTCATGTTGACTCATCGCTCAACTCCCCCAGCAGGGTCTCTAGCCTGCTCCTTTTTGATTTGCTCTAAAACCTTGTCCATCGCTGGTGAGCCGGGTTTTAGGTCACTGGCAAAAATCAAAAGCTGTTTAAGCTTAGGATTCTGGAGCATCATATTTCGTGCCCCCTCAAGGGCCTTTTGGGTTTCAGGGTCTTTAGCGTGATCTAAGATTTTTTTAAGTCCATCGTCGGCCCACTTGTCTTCGCCCTTTGGCTTGTCGCCAGCGACTTTAGGAAGCGCTTTCGGTGTATTTTCAAGAGCTTTAGCAAAAATACCCACAACCATATTGAAAACTTCAGGCTTTGTTTCAGCTAGCGACTTAAACTCTGGTAGGTTTTGAAGTCGCTTCCCGATCGACCTTGTTGTGGAGTTAGACAAAACTTTATAAGCGCCATATCTGCCAAAATCGGTAACTTGCCTTTGAACAAGATCAAAAAAATTCGAGTACATTAGCCCTTGTGGCGTACCTGATGGCCCCACTTTGTCGGGGAAGGAATTTATTACTTTATTCATGTTCTTTGCTGTCGGGACGGACTCGCGAAACAAATCGCGCAATGCCTCATCGTCTAATTTATCTACTTGTCTAATAAGTTTTGAAGGGTCTAGCTGACCCTTAGTCATCGCCTTATCACGAAGTTCTGAGATTCGCTGCTTTCTTAAGGTCTGAAACGCCTCTGGAAAAACATCCTTTGATTTTTGTCTAGCGCCAGTATTCCCAAGATTAAAAAACTTATCGGCAACTTTCTCGGCCTGCATTTCGTCGATTGATTCAGTAAAGGCCCTTGGGCTTTGTGTGCCCCTAATATTTGTTGCTTGACCGACCTCTTGAATTTTTCCCATTTGCTCGGAGTAGCCCTTTTTGGCTGACTTCAATTGCCCAAGCATCCCATCGGCAATGCGCTTGCCCTCAGTGTCGGTTCTCGCAGAACTTAAAACCCCGCGCTTAATTGTGCTTTCTTCTAGGCGTCCAAGCTTGCGATAGATTTCCCAAACGCCTCGAGCGTCACCAGTCCCAGCCCTCTCTGCGGCTTTTGCCTTGGTGCCTACCATTGTGCGAAGGCTTTTAATTTGATCAGCGCTCGGCTGTTTTTCTAAAACCTTATTCACCGATCTTGCAATGCTGGCAGCGCCGCCGTCTTCAAAAACGGCGACCTCGTCAATTTTGCTAATATTATTAGAAACAGCCTTAACCGAACGCTCGGTCGAGGGCATGTCTTTTGTGTACTGGCGAAGATCGTTAAACGCATCCTTTGATGACTTAAATCGTTTATTTACATTTTCGGTAATTTGCTTTTTCGCCTGCTCGCCGGCCTCGAATCTCGTCAACTGAGAGGCGTCGTCTGTTAAGTTTTCAGCACCCTTCGCAAGCCCGGCGGCTACTTTCTTTTGCTGGCTTCTTACTAGCATTCCAGGAATAGAGGGGCTTTGCGAAAGTGATGACTCTAAGTTTTGCACGACCTGAGAATCCGTCATCATGCCAGGCGTAGGTTTAAATCCCAAGGCTTTCGCTGCGGCCTCAATCTCTTTAGCGTCTGGCTTCTCTTCAATGATCCATTTTTTTAATTTGGAGGCAACGTTCTCAGTGCCACGCGCGCCCACTTGTAGGCCTTTTGCAGCGCCTTCAAATCCAGCGCCTAGAGCGCCGCCAATAGCCATGCCCTTACCAGCGTTTTCAATGCGCTCCGGGAGTTGAGCTAAGTTAACCTCTCCCTCGACGTCACCGGGATTCATGGCCGCGCCGTAAATAGCTCCCGCCTTTGCAGCATTACGAATGCGCCCTACACCTGCGGCGGCGCCCGCCGATGGCATCATTCCAGTCGTGGCTACACCTGCAGCGAGACCACCAGCTAAAGCGGCCCCACCGTATGTCCAAGGATTTTTATCTGATAACTTCTGCTGTCGTTTAGTGTTTTCATCTCGGCGTTGAGTATAAGTGCTGTCTTCGGGCTTCGACCCCTTTGGTACACCCAATAAATCAGCGCCTAAGTCAGTGCTTGCGACTTTCGCTAAAATTGCATCTTGCAGTGGTGCCGCTGCCGACTGAAGCTGAGGCAAATATCCAAACGATGCGCCCTGGCCAAAACCCTCTAGCGCAGCTTGGCCTTGAGACCCCGCTTCTTTTGGTTTCGCTGGCGTCTCTAATTGTGTCCATTTATCGGCACCAACTTTTCTATAAACAGTCCCGTCTTTGGCTTGCCTTGTGACCGGCGTCCATTGATCCTCGCCGACCATTTTATAAATTGTGCCGTCTCTCGCTTGGCGTTCCATTATTCGGGCATCCAATCAACTTCGTTCGTATTAAACACTTTCGGACTCTGACCGGCGTGAGCTTCGCTAGAAAATAACGAGCTGTTTTTTGGCTTGTCGCCGCCGCCCGCTTGCTGCGGCCGTGGGACATTCTCGTACTGGAAGCCCTTTAAAGAGCGGTTTGACTGATAGTGTTTAGCTTTTCCAATCTGAGCCTGAATCCCGCTTTCAAGCTCTTGAATTTTTCTATCAATAATTTCCATGTTTTTAGCATTACTTAGCTTGTCATTGTAAAACTCATTGGACAGAGCCTTTCGCTCGCCATCAGATAGCGCACCACCGAATGTAGCTTTGAGCGCAGAGTTTGCAACGCTTACTATATTGTCGCGTCTTGAAATAGACGACTCAGTTCTAAGGGCATCCGGCATTGACCCGGACATCGGGCCTCCGCCAGCTTGAAACCAGCCCGTGTCATTGGCCATTTCGGCCCTGAAGTCTTTGAGTTTACTAATACCGTCTTGGGCCTTGAAATATCCGCCGCCGGTAAAATCATTGTAATCTTTGGCGTAATCCTGATCGACTTTCTTTTCGCCCTCGGTGTGTCCGCCGCCCTTACCAGCAATCGCATTAAGCTGTGCCGTTTTTCTGGCCTCGTCGCCCCTTAAACCCACAAGCTCTTTTTGATTCTCGTGATCGGCCCTTGAGCGCTGATCAACATAACCGGCTTTTGCGGCTTCCATGTCGCGAGCGTCCAGCTTGTCTTGGCGATTATCTGCTCGTGTGGTGTTAAAATTATTCTGCGCCTGTTTCGCCTGCTGCTGCCGGAATTGCTCCTGAAGCCGATCACCTAAAGTCGTCGCGGAGTCTGTAACCATTTTTTGATTCTCAAGAGAGAACTGCCCCGGTAGCTTTGTCGCATCCATACCGCTATTTTGAATTTGCTGAAGTCCATAGTCCCACTCGGCTTGATTTTCTGCCCCACTCAACATTTGCGCTCCAAATTGCGCCCTCTTAACATGCATTTCCATTTGCTTTTGTTGCTCACTTTGCCCCTGCTGTTGGACCTGATAGGCCTCTTCGCCATAGCCCCCTTGAGCAAGTGCCGAGGCGGTTAGGTTAGAATCAAAGGCGACTTTGCCGTCCGGGCCGACTTGCATCCCTTGCTTATAAGCACCTTGAATTGCGGATTTCTTTTTGCGCTCGTCAATCATATCGCGCATTCGCATTCCGCCCTCAACTGCGCCTGCGGCATCAATCGGCCTAATCATCCCGTACATTGAAGTATCAACTGGCATAAAATCCCCTTCATCAAGCCGTACGTTTAATCATGTCCGACAAATTTGTAGGCTGATAGTAATTGCCAGCCGTGTTGGAAACCTTTGAAACATCTCCGCCGGATCTGCCGCCGGCGTATATTGTAGCGGCCTTAATGCCGCCCTCGATCGCACCTGACCAAGCGTTGCCGCCTGCAATCGCACTTGCGGCTTGAGCGTCACCGCCGCCGATAATGTTTTTCCCCGCTTGTTCTCCAAAATTCTGCGCCGCCTGAGCTGATCCAGCCGCAGCACTTTGACCCATATTCGCTAAGCTTGATAATTTACTAAACCGCTGATCACGGTCTGAGTTAAAACGATTGTATGCATTTGAATATTCGTTCGAGGCGTAATCCTGGCCATATCTAGACATGGCTTTTCCAGCAGCGCCGCCCATAAGCCCACCTCGAGCCGATGCACTTCGCTCTAAGGCTTTCGCGCCTTCTTCCATTCTGAAATCGTAACCAGGGTCTTTATTGAAATCAGACATCGTGAAAGACTTCGTCAACTCCGGCATACTGCGGTCTAGCTCGCCTGTGTATCTGCCGCCCACTTCTCGATATTGAGAAAGGTCCTTTCTAGACGTGTTGTACATTTCACGCTGAAGTGCTGTGGCCTCTCTAATTGCCGCAGCTTGTGCTTGCCCAGCACGCCTAGCTGCGCTTGAACCCATGATCCCGCTTACTACTGATCCGCCGCCGACGGCTACCGCTACCCAACTCATGACTCACTCCTCTGTTTCAAGTCTTCTAAAAGTTTCAATTCGTCGCCAGTAATACCGGCGACTTCGCTATAGTTTTTCGCAATAAAAAGTTCCTCAATCTTGTCCACGTCTGTCTCGCTTGTTCCGTGAATAGTGGTCCAAACAATATCGGTCTTTGCATAGATCACGCGCTTAGCCCCGGGATCAGACACGAAAGTGTAAGGGGCTTTGACCTCTTTAATGCCATCAACAGATGCCACTAAAGCCTCACCGCTTGAGAGAATATTTAAGTTTTTATGTTTATGAATTTTGCCAACAATGAGAGTGTCTTTGTTTAGTCTCATTTCTCTGGCGTAAACGTCTTTTGAAAAATGGTGGTTGGTCTCGACTTCTAGCTTCTCGCCGATTTCCATCATTGCGCTTTCAAGCCGCTCGATCTTTAAACGAAGTTCGGCCTTTTCTGGAGTCGTCATGTTTTCTTTTGCACCTAAAGAGTGCAACAATTCTGTGCTCATTCTAGCGCCACAATTCTTGTCTCATGATTATCTATGGTCGTTTCAATTTGTGCGTTTGATGGCGCGAGCTTGCCACCCACTCTTACGTATAGTTCATTAAGCCAGCGCTGAAACGCAGGCGTTGGCACTCCGTTTTGGTCAACAATCTGAACCTTGTGCGGAGGCTCTGGAAATGGCCGTTTACTATTCATTAGCTCTGCCCCATTTCTAGTTCTAGATTTGCACCCACGAGCACGCGTCTTACCGGGTCTGAAATCGTTAGCTTAAAAACCCGGCCTCGGGCTGCGCCAAGACGACGCCAAATAACGCGCTTGTTTTTTTGCCCAATTTTTCCAATGTCGGCCCAATGCTCGTTACCAAATGTGAAACCACCGTCATTAGAAAACGTCAGCATGGCCTTTGGATCCGTGCCTTGCCCTGAGCCGTCAAGCCCAGTGCCAGATTCCATATCTAATTCAAATGATTTATATTTAACTTGCTTATTCTCAGCGTAAAGGTGTGGGCACGTTCTCATGCACACAATCTCATTGCCATTGTCTGACTTAAACTCTCTAGACATTTTGTAAATTGAGCCGGTCTCGTAATCGCCAACTAAATGCGTCGAATGCGCGTAGGCGTGCGAATAACCACGGTCTCTCTCTTGAAGCCCGTCGTTCGTGTAAGTGCGCTCATGCCACGCGCCCGTAGTGATGTCGTAAACCCAAGTGGTGTCAGAGTCGGCAAAATTTAAAACGTAAAAGCTTGAGCCCTCGTCTTGATAAACATAAGCCTTTGCGTCTGAAATCGTGCCGTAACTTGAGATTTTAGTCTCAATCGCGTGAGTCGATATTTTCTCCATGTTCGCGCCGCGAGCTTTATAAATAAGCCCTGCCCCGTTTTTGTCTCTGGCCACAAAAAAGAGTTGGTCCTTGGTCTTCTCAATCGAAAACCTTGCAGCACAGCCAAGCTCTAAGAAGGCCCCTTCCATACGGGCAAACGGAAAATCGGCAGCGCCAGAGTTGTAAAAGATTTCAGTCGTTGATTCGTTGAAAATGTAAAGCGAGCGCTCAAGTACCATGGCGCCCACAATATCGTCCGGGCTTCCCTCAGATGTAGCAAAATCAAGGGCGTCAATGTCAGTACCTAGCAAGCTTGAGATTTGAAACTTATCTGGCCCGATGAATACGAAATAGCCGTCTAAATATAAAACTTGGTTGAAACACACTTGATCATTGTCAAGAATGAGCGCGAAAGTATCGTTAGCCAAAGTAACGCGGTAAAAATAAGTGCCGTCTACTATCGCAAGGTGAATTCCGTTATCAGACATCGATACATGGCCGGTGGACGTTGACAGAGTGCCAATCGCAGTCGCGGCCCAGCCCGATGAAATCTTAAAAAGAACGCCACCGTTAACTGTGTAATAAGCGCCCGTTGTGGTTTCAATAGATCCGCGCTGTGGTAGACCTGCGCCTACGCTGACAAGTTCAGAATAGCCGGGCCTATCTACTAGTGCCGCCATCTCGCCCTCTTTACCAGCACCACTTTCCGTTCGCCTCAAATACCAATTCACCGACCTCTGCGCATCAATGGCAACAGAATCTAGGTTATAACTTGGTCCTATGAAGCCCGGGAATCTCATTCGCCCGTCCTGTAATCAAAAGAGTTCTTGCCCGATTGAATTGGTAGGTCAGTTTTTAATTTTGGAGTTTGTAGATTTTTGCGTTTGATTTCGGCTTTGGTCTCAATCGCCTGTTGCATAATTAATGCGTCTGGTGCTCGCCCATACTCTGGCGCCAAATCAAGAGCTAAGTTATATCTGATCGCTTTCTCATACCCCGGAGGATAGGAAAGCTCTGTGCTTAAAGTTAAAACAGAAAAAGGTTTAAGCGAATAAAACACTACGTGTTCCGCAACACTTGGCACTGGATAAAACTCAACGCCCATATTTGGAAAAGCGCCGTCAAAATAGACTGCTTGAGAAAAGGAGCTATCTAGAGATTTAAGTGATAGCCCCGCATATTCTTCGAGCGTCAGGATTTTTAAAGGGATTTCTTGTGGGTCAGTGCCTTGAAGTTCAAGGTTAGCTTTTAACACTTGAGCAGGTCTTGCCGTGGTGAAGTTCCCAGCCCCAGCCGTCGTGCCCCATGTATAAGAACCATCGGCTGCAGTCAGAGTGAATTCGTCACGGACCTTTTGGTACACGACAAGGTTTTCATTCGACCAGCTTGATAACATTTGATTGAGTGAGGTGAGCGCGTCGTTTGCTTCGTCGCTTGTCGCCGTCTCGGATGACGCTAAAACGCCAAGAAGCCGGAGCGAGCTTGCAATCATCTCTCTTGCGGTCATATAGAGCCCACCTTAAAAAAAGAAAATTCTGGGGCAATTTCTCACCCCAGAACTATTTTAATTTGCTACTACTAAACTAAGAGCCTCGACTCGGGCCTCAAGCTCTGCACAGCGAACTTGCAAGTTTTTAATCACGTACAAAACCGTGATCGCCTCTGCTGCGTTTACAAATCCATAAGGAGTTGAAGCAGTAATCGCTTGGATAGCGTAGTCAGGCGTGCCTGCTGCATCTGCTGGAGTGATTGTTGTTAGTTGTGCTGTAAGTGCTGCACCTTGTGCAACGGGCGCGCCACCATAAAAACCCTGTTTTAAAGCTGAACTTGAATCTGATTGCATTATTATTTCCTTTGTTTAAGTTTTTGTTTAGTTTTGAAAAAAAGCGGGCGAGCCTACTTAAAGCCGCCCACTTAAAATTAACCCATTATTTTAACGGCAAGTTCCGCGTAAACTGTTTTCCAGCCCCAGAGCGCATCAATTCTGCAAGGAAGAATGTCGTTATTAATGTCGTATTGTCTTACGATTCTAAACGACAAACCTTCGTCACTTACTGACTTCGCCATATCAACGCCGCCAGGCTCAGGTAATTTCACCATACCAAGAGCAAACGCATCTTTATGGAAAGCGATGTTAGCCACACCAACATCTCCAGAATAAGAAGAGGCATGACCAAAAATCGTAACCAGATCGGCGTCAGTTGGTGCACGGCTTACGTTTTTGTATGGACCCGTCAAGTAGATCGCTGGACTTACCGGAAGAGTCGCGATTTCGTTAGCAACAGAAGCTGTGTCGGCTGTAACCACAAACTTCATCAATCGACCTGTTGACTCTTTAGTCACCGGGTTGACAGAGTATACGCTTGCAATTTCGATCACGTCGCCCTTTTTAGCCCATGCAACGTCGCCAAGTGTTCCGTCTAAGTGAAGCGTTGCTGTGCCGTTAGTTGTAACTGTCGTGTCAATAGCCGGTGTTCCAGTGTGAGCGCCAACTGTGTGAGCAGGTACGTTTTGGCTCATAAGCCACTTGAAACCAAGAGCGCGACCCATGCGTCCCTTAACATACTGCTGCGCTAACTCACTTTGAGAGTTAAAAAGACCAGACAAGTATTTAACGTAAGCCACTTGTGAAGCGGGGCTTAAAACAATGCAGCGCTCATCATCAAACGGGCATCCGTTCTCGTCTAAGATTGCACCAGCTTGTAAAGCATACTCTAAAGCCAAAGCCTCACTTGTTGGCTGAACACCTATAACACCCGTGAAATTAGCAACGGTGTTTTTAGCGTTCAAAAGACCAGAGTGATCAATCTTGTTCGCCAAAGGCGTGATTGCGGGCTTAATGTAGCGCTCATTAAATTCATCGATGCTAAGAGCAAGCTCTTGAGTCGAGAATTGAAATGCCACATGGTAGCGTTGATCAACTGTTAGTGCCACCGACTGATCGGCAACGTCTTGAAGATCAAGAGCCGCGCCCTCAACCGCGTCGAATCTAACGGGTTTTCGGATGTTGATTACAGATCCGATTTTCGCACCCTTTTGGGCGAACTCTTCGGATACGTCTTTATGGGATGCCTTTGCGAACTGGATGCTGTTTTTAAGCTGTCTCATTGATTCTTTAGTAATCATTGAGATGCTCAGTAATGTATTTGAACTCATTTTCTAAATTCTCCTAATATGCACTGCGCCTTTTATCCTGGTCAGCCCGAATGCGCTCATATTCAGAGTGAGAAAGACTATCGTCATAGATAGATTTCTTTCCCGATGCTGAGCTTGAGGTAATGGGCCTTGGGGGAGGCGGTGCTTTTGTTGTTTTTGTTTTTGTAACTTGTTTTTCTTCAGACGGTTTTTGAAGACGCGCTTCAAACCGGCCAAGTGCGCGAACCGCTTCGAACGGCGAAAGCTTGCACATTCGTGCATACTCCTCACTGTTCTTTGCAAGCTCGTACATAATCTCAGGGCCATTGTCGGATTCAAAAATTGCCTGGCTAATCGCTGGCGACATTTGAATGTCATCAACGTCAGCTATTACGTCATCGAAATCGCTGTGATCTTTTTTAAACTCACCGACTTTTCCGATAAACTCAGTCTTTTTAGATTCCGCCTGCGCCTTAAGCTTTTCTTGTCGCTCTGATTCCTTTACGGCCTTGCTCTCTTCTTGGACTGCCCATTTAGCTTGTGCTTTCCAAAAATCTGTAGCTGATTCAAAATCATCAGCGTGCGGCTCGCCCTGTGGAGCTTGAACAGCCGCGATGGTTTCCTCATGCTTTTCAGGTTGACCACGCAGGGCTTGTTGCCGCCAGTGTTCCGCCTGAGCATTAGCTTCAGAAAGCTTTTGATTAAGTTTCTCAATGCGCCTTTTGAATCCGCGCTTTGGCTTTTTTGTGCCCTCGTTATCTTTGGCCGATAGTTCGGACTCGTCAGAGCCCGCGTCATCCTCTTCACCGTCTGTTTGTGATGTTTCCGAATCATCAACGTCAGTTTCGTCAGCGGTCTTTATAACCACCGGCGCGGACTTAACTTCTACCTCTGTCTTGTCGCCATTTCTTAAACGCTCGTAATCAGCTTGGCTGATATTGTCGTCAGTCAAAGATAGCTGTTTGGATTCGGTAGCTGTCGTCTCGTTTAAACCTTTTTGCATGTGGCTTACTCTTCCATGTTGTTACCTGGTGGAAACCCGCCAGTAGGCTGTTGATCGGGAGGCATTAAAGGGGCTTGTTGTTGCCCGCCAAACGCCTTTTCATTTTCTAAATTTTGTTCATTTTCAATTGGTTGGTTCATGTCGAGAAACCCTAGGCGGTCCTGGAGCTGCGACATTTGCGCCTCCATTTTCTGCATTGCCTGGATTTGTCCGACCTGAGTTTCAAGCAGCAGGCTTGAGTCTTTTTGCTCTAGCTCTGCCATTTTCTTTTGCAAATCGACCTGCATTTTAGAGAATTCAATTCGCTCTTTTGATTCTAACTCTCTAGTCTTTTGGTCGCGCTCGTCGTGGGCTTTGTTTAAAGCTTGGGTCATCTGCTCAAGCATTTGTTTTTGCTGTTGCAACTGTGCTTGGACTTCTGGCGGAATTGGCTTTTGATCTTTGTTCTCTATAACTCCAGGGGGAGCTACCCGCTTTAGTCGCTCACTCATTTCATGAGCGCCCGGAATGTCGAGGCTCTTCACCAGAAGATCGCCAATGATAGGGAATAAATTCGGATATGATTTTGTAAGGTCCAGCATTGCGGCTGCGGCCTCTTGTCGTTTTGTAGCGAAACTTGGTCCCGTCTCAACCGCTATGTCGTATTTGCCAACGTCCATGTGGTAGGTGACCATTTGGCCCTTGTGCTTAAACTCTTCGTTCAAGCGGACCACTTCCTCGTCGCCTTCTTCGCCTATGATGCGCCCGACTCTTGGGCCGTCGTAATAGGTTGGAATCCAAGCGTTTATGATGACGCCCGTGTGACGAATGGACCTGGTCAAGTTGTCGATTAAATGGAAGTTAGAAGTTTGTGCCTGTTGGTTTCTGCGC